GGCCATCAGATATACGCCGGCTAACGTGTCCGCCATGGTGGCATTCACATCATCGGCCAGAATGGCTTGCGGAACCTGGCTGCCATCGTTTGCTGTCGCCACGCTCAGGGTGTATTTCCCAGAGGCAGTGATCACACCCAACACGGTGCCGCGCTTATAGGTTGCCGCAGAGCCGGTCAGGATGGTCACCGTATCGGATACCACCTGCAGAGGACCGGACAACAGCTGATCCGGAATGAAGGTGTCATGTTGCACGCCCGGAACCCAGGCATTTTGCCCCACTGAATTTACAGTCATTATTTTTTACCCTTAGCCTGGTTGTAGAGAGCGGCCGCACGGGAGACCACTGAGTTTGCATTCCCCGACGGGCCCGTATCGTCATTGCCCAACTGATGGTTTTCCACTTTGGACATACGTTCGTCCAGAGATAAACGACGAGACTGCTGCGGCGCCTGCATCGGGCCAGAGCTTGCCAGCACGCGGATAGCGGCGGCCGAGCTCATGCCCGTGGTGATAGCCAGAGAAACGGCCAGTGGCCCTTTACCCGCGGCATATTTGCTGCCAAGGATGCGCGAAACGCGGTTACGCTCAGCGCGGCGGCCCTTTTTGACATCACGATCTTCGTCTTCATCATCGCCGTCATCGTCGTCGCCTTCGTCAGCATCCGCGTCGTCGTCATCGTCTTCATCATCATTGCCGTCAGAATTATCTTCCCCCTTGGCGCGCTTGGACTTTTTGGACTTATTCTTATCATCGTCTTCCTCAGAATCGTCCTTTTTGTCCTCTTTATCTTTTTCGTCTTCTTCAGCCCGACGTGCTTTGGCCTTTTTGGATTTTTCTTTCTCGTCTTCATCTTCTTCTGACGCGTTCGCGGCAAAACCAAACAAGTGCGCAAAACCTCGAATTTTCTTTGTTTTCACTGACATTGTTATTCTCCAACCAATTGTAATAAATCGCGGAATGCCGCATCCGGTGAGGACACCTGATCGGCCAGTCCCAGTTGCACACCGTCGGCGCCCAGGAAACAGGCGGCTTCGGTATCACGGACGGTTCTTTCTGCTATCCCGCGATTGCGGGAGACGGTACTCACGAACAGGCGACCCATCTCATCAATGTCTGACTGAATGGCTTTGCGCGCCGTGTCGCTTAATGGCTCATACGGATTGGACTCAGCTTTGCGGTCGCCGTAGGTTATGATGGTGACCTGCAGACCATCACTTTTAATCTTCTGTGACCAGTCAACGTGCATCACGATGACCCCCACTGAGCCGACGCCGCCGGTGCGCGGAACAATAATTTTGTCTGCGGCACTGGCCAGCGCGTAGGCCGCTGAGTAAGCGCTTTCCGACAAGATTGCCCAGATGGGTTTACTGCCGCGTGAAGCATAAATGACGTCGACCAGATCAAAACACCCGGCCACTTCGCCGCCTGGTGAATCGATATCAAGGCAAATGGCTTTGACTTCACTGTCGTTCAGCGCCTGAAGGAAACAGGCGCGTATGCCGTCATACCCGGTCATACCGCTGTAGGGTCGCAGCGTGCCCAACTTCTGCACCAGCGTGCCCTGTATCGGGATCACCGCGACACCCTCTACCACGTCATAGCCCGTATCACGGGCCTTTCGGGTAAATGCGCTGTCATCGTCATCCTCCCAGTCAGACATTGACTGAATGCGCGTCAGGCCGAAACGGTCAGTCAGCGCGGCCATGACGACTTCAGCTTTACGGGGATGCAGCGCCAGCGGGGTGTTAAACAGACGCTGCGCTAGATGGGGTAAATTCACTGTGCCTCCGGGTCTTTAATTGTTTGAGGGGCAAAGGTGTCAACCTGTGCCCATGAAGGCACCGGCAAACCGCGCTCTTTAAACGCTTCGACTTCACGCGCCCGCTGATCGAGAAGCTCTTCCCAGTCTTCGCCGACGTTCTCTGACACCTCCATTTCCAGCGTAGACATGCCGGAGTCCATGCCGAGGATCGCGCCTTTTTTCTCAGCAACGGGATCAACCCAGCCGCGACCGGGTCCCATCCACTGCGCACGGCAATAGGCCGCTTTGGCCGCCAGAAATTCCGGCGCGCCAACGGGAAGAGGAACCTCACCGAGGTCATGGAGTTCTTCGATAAAGCTGCTGAAAATCGGCTGGGCAAAACCACTGGCAAAATCGTCACGACGGCGTGTTAGCGTTTTCCAGGCTTCCAGCATCGCGGAGCGGGCTGAGCTGTAGTTCACATCAGACCAGTCCTGCGTCAGCTGTTGGGTGGAAATACCCAGTGCAGCGGCCACGTTGCGTAATGCTGCGCTTTCGAACGCTGCAAAATTGCTTGTTGGCCGAGCGGCATTAACGGTGGCAACCTCTTCACCAGGAGCCAAAATAGGCATACGTGCACCGCTTTGCAGCGAAATACGATTGTCTTTATGAAAATCGGTACGCATATCCTGATATTCGAGAACGTCATCCGTTTTGAGTCCGTCTTCGAACAGTCTTGGGTCGTATGGCGAAGTGATGTATGCCCCAAATATGGCATTCAGGATGGATGCCTGAAGTTCTACCTCGTCATATTTGATCAGCATTTTCAGACGCTGAACGATAGGCGTGAAAACGCTGGTACCGCGGTGCTGACCTGCTCTTTCACTGTCAAAATCATGAACAACTATTGGTCGTCCCCATGCTGTTTCGCGCTTAATACGTTCCCACGTCATGGTTTTTTCAGCGCTCCACCAGTCGCCCATGTGTGCTTTTCGAATGTGGTACGCCACCGGCACACCGTCATCATCGATTTCGACGCCACCGCGAATGTTCAGCATGTCAAAAACCTGCTGGGGATTGCTCAGGCGATCTGGATCAACAATTTGCACCGTTGTGGCATATCGCGCGCGACCATGCCCTAGCCGGTCGGTTCGGTATTGCAGGACTGCCAACGCATCCCCATCCACTAACTTGTGGCGAAACGCCAGACGCAGCATCTGGGACACCGTTTTTTTTCTTTCAACGTCGCAATAATAGTTAGGGTCTTTTGCCCAAGTGCGCCAGGCGGCCTCAACAGCTCGCCCATATTCATCCGCCCATTTGGCATCAAAGGCTTTAATGCCGGTTTGCATGGCCAGCGCGCGATAATCGACTTTGGCAATCGGACGGAAGTTTGCGCCGACGGCGTTATCAAGAATTCGCGTGACGCTGCCGGAGGCCCATCCGTCATTACGTGCCATGTCGCGAACGCGAGAAACAATGCGGTCACGGTAGATGTTAACTTCGTTATCTGGCGACCAGAGTGCAGGTTGCCAGTTAGCCATAGAATCGCTGAAGGAATCCGCGGCATCATAAGGCACGCTGCCTGAGCCATTCAGCATCGATGCGCGGCGGTTTGAAGGAGGTAATGGTCGGCCATTAGGCCCAAGGATCCTGACTTCTCCGGTTTTCATCACCACCTGAACCTTAACGTCCTGCGCGGACGCGGCACGATGCCCAGTTGGGCCTGCAGAAGTTGAATAAGCGCGGTGAGCTGGCTGATATCGGTTTGCTGATAGCTCACCGACCGGGTACCGTCGCCCTGCGCGTACGAGAAAGAAACCCCTTTGGCGCCGGACGACAGCTCTAGATAGGCCTGCTGGGCCGCTGTTAATGCCGCCGTCAACTGGTCACGGGTCAGCGCACCAGCCAATAAACTGGAGTTGGGATCGAACATAGGATTCCTTTTTAATTAGCCAGGCGTTTGTACAGTGGTTTGCGCTGAGGTTTTTCAGGTTCGGTAATAATGACGCCGGGTAAACGAAGGTCCTGTTTTTCTTCAGGCTCCGGCGCCGGAGGCAATAACGTGTCAGGGTTATTTTCCAAAGCTATCGCTTTGGCATTTAATTTAAGGCCTGCATGGAACAAGCCGCATAGGGCGGCGTAAGCGTAAACTCTGCAGTCCAAGGCTTCGTTGGCTTTGCCCGGCGGCAACTCCCACACGCTGTAGCGCTGTCCGGCGGCTTCTTTCATGACTAACCGTTCCGCTGTGAGCTGCGTGAAATACCCCATATCCCGATCGGTAGAAAAGTGCATGTAACCGGGACCGGGCTGCTCTATGTGTAATCGGGAGCGGATGGAATCTTTTGCAGAGTTGACGCCAAGAATGATCGGACGGAATTTTGCGCGGGTTTTCGACGTCGGACGCTTATTCGGCCAGATGGGTGAACGCTTACCCCCCGTGGCAGATTCGCCTTTGATCGCCCAAATCCTTCGCCCCAGTCTTTCCTGAGAAAACTCATACACTTTTTGCGTATGGTTACCGCCGGAGTCATGGCAGGCGGCCATGATGGTAAAACCCCGACCGTCAGCGCGGCGCCATACCTGTTTAAGGTAGGCGTCCAGCCTCAGCCAGGGTTCAGCCGTTTCAAGGTCACCCTCGATCACGTCGAAAGCGACAGACCAGCTTTCCTCGTCTTTGCCCCACCCCACCACCTCGACCTCGAGCCTGTCATTCTGGGTATCGATACCCGCTGTCAGAACGGCCACGCCATCTGGCACCTCGGCGCTGAATACTTCGCGCCGCGCAAGCAGCACGTCAACAGGAAGGCGCTTGCCATAATTAGGCCTGTGAGGCAGCCCCATCTGGGTATTCCACCAGGCCAGCTCTTTATCAGGGTCGCCTTTGGCTTTCAGATACTTTTCTGCGATATCCGCCGGCTTATCTTTTTGCCAAGGGCTGAATAACTTCGATGCCTGAAAACCGGCGTGGATATTATCGACCCCATGCTTTCCACAGTCCGGACAAATAACCCGGTGAACGGCGTGCCGCTCTGACGTAGACCACTGCCAGACTTTACTGACGGCGGTATTATCATCGGCGTGCCATGCCTGCTCGTAGAGATTGAGCGGAACGTGGCGAGTGCCACAGCACTCGAAAGGCTTTGTCTGATGCCACTGAATTGTTCTCAACGAACGCAGTCTGTCGCCCTCAGACCATCCTGTGCCGCAGCTTTCGCAGTGGATCATGGCCTGTTTGGTATGGTGTTTGTCGCCGTCTGACGGCCAGTGAATGTGCTTAAAAAAATCTGGGAACTGACGGTGACCGCAGTGCGGGCAGGCCACCGACGCGCGGCGCTGATCGGAATCTTCATAGCTTGCCGCGATCCGGCTTTCGTCTTCCACCGTCGGCGAGCAGGCGCGAACAGAAAGCCAGTTCAGACCAAAGGTGGCTGTGCGCTCCTCGGCGAGCGTTATCGGATCACCTTCGCGGGTGATGGGGTATTTATCCACCTCATCGGCCAGAAGCACGCGGATCGGGCGGCGCGCAAGGTTGTCAGGACTACCCGCGCCAGCCAGCGCAAGAAAGCCGCCGGTAAAGGATTTATAAAGCAGCGTTTCCTTCGAATTCTTCTGTTTATTGCCACCGATCAGGTCACGTAGCACTGGGGTTACGCGCACCAACGGTGTAATGCGCTCTTTTGAAAATTGCTCCGCCGCGTCTTCTTTTGGCTGCAGGAGCAACATCGGGCACGGATCGAGATGCGCAAAATAACCGAACAGGTTTTCAAGCAATGCCGTCTTCATCAGCTGAGTGCAGCACATCACCGTAATGATATGAACGCCTGACTCTGTTGCGGCCAGCATCGGGCCGCGGGCTATTTCTACGGTTTCGGTTTCCCAGTTGCCGGAGGTGCTGCCCGCTTCTTTCGCGAGCTTACGATAACGATCTGCCCAATCCGGCACGCTGATACGCGGCGGTGGCGTCCAGCCCTTCCTGATACTGCTTAAAAGTCTGTCACGTTTCGTCTGTGTTAAATTCAGGTTCGCCGAGCCCGGAGATGTGTTTATGGACATGTTCGATTAACACCTCGGTCATTCTGTCGGCTGGGACATCCAGGTCAGCCGCCATCATGGGAGCCACCCTTGACGGCCAGTTCATCCAGGCGTCGCGCTGCTGGCGGAACGCCGCGAATAACACAGCTTCAGCAACAGAGAGCTCGACCAGTTGACCATCCTCTTTCTCGAATTCGAGCTTTGTTAAAAGTGCCAGATAGTTTTCTTTTACCCTGCTGGCCTCTTCCCGCGTCATCTCTGCACCGGTCGCCAGCATGATTTCTTTTACCGCCTGTGCAGTAGTTGAGTCGTCTTTTGCTTCAGTGCCAGGCTTGGCAATTTTCTTTTTCGCCGCGTTCTGAGTGCGCGGATCCTTTCCATCACGCAGAGTTGCCAGGGCTTTGTCACTGGCTTCAACATCAATGAGATTCCCCTCGAGCACGACATACTTACCAGCTTTAACCCACCGGCCTATCGTCTTGCGATCGACACCGGCGTGCTTCGCATATTCAATTTGCGTCATCGTTGTCATGGGACATTTACCTCGATGGGACAGTGGGACATTATTTTTGTGTCCCACCCAATGTCCCATGCAAATGTCCCACGTAAAAATATCAACAAAGCCACGTGGCGTAAGGGCTGGCAAAAGTTAGTGCATAAATATGCACGTGGGACATGGGACACAAAATGAAAAATTTATAGCTGGTGAAACTGTGCGGCGCGCAATGCCCGTGCAATAGAAAGGACTGGGGAAGGACCCATTTTTTTCTTGGGGACGTTGAGTACTTCTTGGATCATCGGTCAATCCACAAATCGTAAACTCTGCCATCATTCCTGAGACATTCACCGATCCCTTTATTAGATAGAGAGTTGAAATTAAAGACACATCTAATAAATTCACCTTGCGACGAGCGCATAGTTACCAGGCCCTTTCCGCTCGCTGAAACACTGCTTGTTAATGCCTGTCCATATGCATATCCTGTGGTCGTGCTGACCATCCCAGATGTCAATGAATACCCGCCACCGTTATCCATATAAATGAATGAACCATCATAGCGGGATCCTTCGATAAGTGCGTTTATACTGCCTTTTCCACCAAATGTGCTTCCCGTGGTGCCACTGTATTCACTGCCATTTGAGCGATCAATAAATTTAAGATTAGCGGCGCAACCTGACAGTACAAAAACCGAAAGCAACAACGGTACAATTCTCATTTATCCTCCTGATACAAATATGTTTCAGTAATTATTTCTACTGAGCAACATATCATCTACCAGATAAATACGTCATCACTTAGCGGTCCTCAATGCTTCGCCTATCGCCTTGCTGATGGCATCCGGCATGAGTGACGTGGCCATCTTCTCAGCACGATCCATGTAACCCAGAGTCGGTTTGACAGGAAGAGCATCACCGAACCGGATCAGCAACTTCGGCATTGGGTTCGTCTCGCGAGCGCGACGCGTTCCATTTGCTGACCGTTTCTGGCGTTTCTTCCCTTTCTTGCCCTTCTTTTCCTTTACTCGCTGCCACACGCCATTAATGCCATCAATGTCGCCAATGAACACATCAGGCTTTGCTTTGAGTTGAGATAGCTTATTGCGAGTCAGGTTGCCGTACTTGTTGAGCTTGATATCTTTCGGATTAAGCAGAGCCTGGCCGTTGAGTTTGTGCACACCGCCAAACTCGAACGGTTCCAGATATCCGGCTGCAATGTCACGAACAAAAACTTTCGCTGTCAGGCTGTCCCGGCGCGCTCCAACAGAGCCTACAGAATTAACCGTGAACGGTGTGGGAGTCTCAAGTTTGCGTTGAAAGGCTGTTTTCTCTGCGGCGGCTATCTGCCTGGCGACGCTTGTTAACGCCTGCGCCGTGGCAAACGGGACTTGCTTTTTTAGGGATTGGAGTTGGGCAGAAAGATCCTTGATATCGGCCATATTCATTCCAATAAAAAAACCGCCCGTAGGCGGTGGCTATGAAAGTTTCGTATATTTTACTTAATTACTTAAACCTGCCAATGAATCGATTTTATTTTCGATTCTTTTCTGCAGGCCTAATCCTGCATTAACCAACCCGACAGTTAGAGAAAAAGTTTCTTCTTCAACCAATAATTCCTTAAATTCACCATCTGTACATTTTTTTGCTTCAACATGAACATCAAAATATGGTTCTTTAATTTTAATATCTAACGATACTTCATACCCTTTATAAGCATATTCCATAGCAACCTCCATTGAATGAGATCACATCAGAACATGGCAACTATATCCTGTAAACATATGATTTTGTTGACAACTTTGTCAACTTTTTCAAGTAATTGAATTCACTTGATTTCGTTTCAATAAATTTTTCAACGCTTCTGAGCTTCAGCGGCATAGCCCTGAAGGTATTGGATCACTTGGTCGTCTTTGATGGCGCTGGCTCGGAGATCGAGAACAGCCCGTCCACCAGCTGGACTGAGTTCGACTTGTGCAGCATTACCCATTTCGCGGGATCTGAATTATCGTCAAGCGGTGAAGCAATTTCACGGACAGACATCAAGCCAGCTCGGTACGCCGATTCGATGGCCTCCCAATCTGGTTTGCTCATTTCTCACCTTTTAGATTAAATTAAACAGATAAATCCATTTACCAATTGGTTACGTTGAACAAAATAAGGAAACCTATGAACGAACCACGCTTTTCCACCCCTGTTGATGAGAGTTACGTTTCTGCTATAGGAAGAGCTGCATTTTGTTTTATGGTCTTAGAATGGAATGCTGTTTATTGTTGCGAAAGTCTGAAGAAAGGAATTATCCACTCTCTGACAAGCAAGACTGCCGGGGGCATAGCCACTGCATTTATTAACCTCTCCGAAAATGAGCTCCCAAGTTCAGAGGATAAAATTGCGCTGGTAGCTGCGGCATATGAATTCAGGGAGTTAGTTCAACTCCGGAACCGGCTTCTACATGCACACCCATGCGCTCAGCCTGGCAATCCACATAACTCTCGGATTTCTCACCAGGCCGGTGTTTGGGAGCTTGAAGATATCAATTTCGCCGCAGACTCTTTTTCTATACTCAATTGCAAGCTAAATGGTTTCAATCATGGATTCCTGAAACCCATGAGGGAATAACCTCCGAGTATTAACATAAACACTGTCATATTGACGCGCCATTACGATGGGTCTGCCCATGGTGATGGCAACAAAAAAACCGCCCGAAGGCGGCTTGTGATATTTACCTGATACAGTTTCTTATGCTGTACAGCACACTTGGACCGAAGCTCACTATCAGTGATATGACAATCCCGCTGACACTAGAAATGAGAACGCCTGGCACCGTGACATACTCAAACAAAGGAGTCCAAAAAATAACGGCGTACTGTAGAGCACTGAAAACGAGGCAAAGCACCAAAAACAGCAACACGCTTTTCAGCGTGAAGAGTATCCATTTCCTTAGCCGGAGCCCGGTATATCTGCTGCTCCTAAACGCACCTTTATAGTCCCTTATGAACTCTGACATGCCTAGCAACCCTCAGCTTAAATTGTCCCATATGATTGCTTAGATTATCTGCTATCGGATGCTTG